GGGGTGCCCGTGGTCGATGGCGCATCCTTCACCACGAAGCGTCCAGCATAGTCGAAGTAACAGATCTTCCCGTACGCGGCCACAAGCTCCTGAATGAACGCAAGCCGGTCCTGGTCCACGAAGTGATCTGATCCCAGCGTGGTTGCACCGGCGGTTCCCCCAGGCCAATTAACGGTATCGTAAACGGTAACCACGGTCGGCATGACGTCCTGAACCAGGAAATCAATCACCGAAGCAACGGCGGTAGAAGCCGTGAACTGGATTGGTGAGGTAACCCGGGCATCGCGAAGGTTAGCCATTCGGTCCTCGCCCGTGATTCGAATCACGGGCTCATCGAACTTGCTGTCTTCGATGAAGTCGTCTTCCACGGTGTTGATTCGAAAATATCCGATCCCAACATATTCCGTGATTCCGTTCGCGTACATGACACCGCGCTCTAGGTAGATCTCATCTGAATATGCGTTGATGCTGGAGAAGTCAGACGAGATGGTCAGATCCATCGTGCCGTTGACATCCGAATTGACGTCGAAGGTAGCATCACCCTTGACGATAGGAATGGGGGATCCCGCCCCGGCTGGATTGACCCCGGTTGCCCAGGGTGCCACCAGCCGAGCACGGAATACCGCCTTGTGTGGGCCCCGAACCGTGTTCAGGAATGAATCAGTTACAGGGCGCACGGTCTTACTCCTTACGGAACAATGATGACAGAGTTGGATACCTTATCGACCAGGTTGGACCACGTAGCCACTCCGGCCACAACATCTGTCCACGTAGCGTAGTTCGTGGGAACATCGGACCAGATGTACGTGGATCCGTAAACCGCAGGGGCAGGCTGGGAGACCTGGCGCGCGGACACAGTCACAGACCAGGACCCGCCCGGAGTATCGACGGCTCGCTTCAGGTTCGTGGCCGTGAAGTAGAGCGTGTCGATATCTGCGTTAAGGTCCGGGACCAGAAGGTACATAGGATCCCCGAGCGCGATCCGTGCAGCGATCTCCTTGGCCTCGGTCTTATTGGCCGCATCAAGAGTGAATTCGAACGAGATCGACTCCATGATATCCGAGACGATGACCGGCGCGGAGCGCCCCACGATCTCGAAGATCCCGGTTCGGCCACCCTGGCTTAGCTCAGGGAAACCGGTGATCTCGACCCTGATGTTCTGGCCTGGGCGAGACGGGTTCATCAGCCAATACGGCTTCGAGTTGGCGTTCGGAAAGACCGGGGTATACGAAGTCGTAGCCTGGTCCGTGAAATCACGGGGCGGTACTCGCAGAAGCCTAGCCTTGGAGATGGCGGCTGAGCCGCCCGACCAAAGCGAAACACCGGTCGTGAACGAATTCAGGTTCGAGGTGTAATCCGTACGCCACGACAGATGAGTCTCGCCGTTGGCACCAGCAGTGTTAGCCGCTCCCTGCTGATCGATGAACGAGGGGGGAGCACCGGCCCCGGAGGTACCTGCCGATTGCTTCCAGGCATCCATGAACCAAACCGTGTTCTTGGTCGGGGAGGTTCCGCCCGGGTACACAACATCCTGGGCCGAAGAGTTCACCGACGTAGCCACGTGAACCGGGGCCTGAGCGTTTACCCAGGCGTGTACCTGGCCGGAACACGAGTCTCCTGCGGAGCCACCGGAGAACGCCACTGAGGGTGCAGTATCTCCGGCCTGGTACGGCCTGTAGAAGTGCTCAAAGTGTCCCGAGCCGCTAGCAACGCGAGTCCAGCCCGTAGGCGTGGTGATCGTAGCTGCGGTGTTACGGTGCGACACCTTGAGAACCATCATGTTCCCCGCCGATAGACCAGCCGGGAGTGGGGGCGCGATGGTCGCGTTATTGCCTGTGGTGAATGTTCCAGATCCGACGTTGGTAACCGGCGCCGAATCGATGGCCGTCACACGGTAGTAGTTAGTAATTCCGAAGATGTAACCGTCGTAGTGATCGACCTTACCAGCTCCAGCCGAGACGGGAACAGCGTCCCCGCCTCGGATGGTCGTCCAGGTGATCTGGTCCTTAGACCATTCCACCTTAGCGTAGTCCGCGTCCGTGTTAGCTCCAGTAAAGGAGACCTGAACACGGCCGTAATCGTCGTTGTACACTGCCGATACGGAGAGAGCCATTACTTAGCAGCCCCCTTCCGAGCCTGAACGAAGCGACGGGTGTTACGGTTGCCTTCCTGGACCTCTACCTGTACGAACTGGCGGAGACCGTTCTCGTCACCCTGAACCACGACCGTGATCGGATTCGAGGTGAATTCGGCCTGTGCGCTTACAGCGCTGGAGACCGAGGAGTTCAAAGCTGATCCAAACTCTGGGTTAGCCACGACTCCATTGACGGCACTCATAGTTGCGCTCATAGCGTCTACAGCCAAGCCACCCTTGTCGGTAATACCCTGGGCCAGAGCCTCAGAGATCGCACGACCCGAATACAGCGTCCAGCCCTTGCCCGAGAATGGGCCCTCCTTGGCAGGAGAGAAAGGCAGGAGGTTACGGGCTGCGGACAGCACGTTACCGATAGCCCCGGTCACAGCGCTGATCTTCGACTTGATACCGTCGATCAGACCCTGAATGATAGAGCTACCTGCGCGGAAGAGCATGCTTCCAAAATCGCCTAGGGCGTTGAGGATACGGCCCGGGATACCGTGAACGAAATCTACGGCGGCATTGAAGCCGCTAGAGATCGCGTTCTTCACGTTGGTTACAGCGCCACTGATGTTGCCCGTGATGCTGGACCAAGCGCTAGAGATCCTGGACACCAGACCCGAGAACAGGCCCGTTACCGTGGTCACCGTTCCGGCGATCGTGGTATTGACCGCCGTCATCGCGTCACCGATGAGCTTCGCACCCTTACCGAACAGGTCGATTAGAGGCTTCAGAGCCTGAAGCTGGAAGCTCAGGAGAGCAGCAGCGATCTGGGCGAATAGCGCGATGATCGGAGTCACGATCTGGATCGTGGACGTGATCGTAGGAATCAGCGGCAGAAATGCCTGGACCAGCGAAATGACAACCTGGATCAAAGGCCCAAGAACAGGCAGTAGTGCCTGGAAGATCTGCACGATAGCAGCACCGATAGCGCCCGCCAGAGGCGCCATCGCCTGGCCCAGCTGCTCGAACGCAGCGCTCAGCGGCGGAATCAAAGGCTTGATCGCCATCAGAACCGAGTTGATCAGCGTGATGAACGGAGGCAGCAGAGCCTTAATAATGTCCAGGATAGGCTGAAGCGCAGCCGCCGCGAGTTCAACCAGAGGAGCGATCAGAGGAACTACAGCCGAGAGAATCTTGCCGATGATCTGGACCAGCTGAGTGATGATTGGGATCAGCGGCGGAATGGCCTCAGCCAGAGTTCCGGCCAGGACCTTGGCGAGATCCCCGAGCACAGGACCCAGTGCGGTAGCTACCTGCCCGAGCCCGGATCCAAGAACCTGGGCCAGCTGTCCAACAGCGGGGAGCGCGGGCGCGATACCCTTGATCAGCTCACCGAATCCCTGGACCAGTGCCGCAACTCCTGGGGCTGCAAGCTGGAGAGCCTGAGCCAGCAGAGGAAGCACGGTCGTAATCACAGGGCCAAGGGTCTGGCCTACGGCCTTACCCACAGTTGCTAGTGCCTCGCCGATGCCCTTCAGCGCGTTCTGGATCACGGGCGAGCCCAGGGCGTCATTGATGGCGTGCAGAGCTGGGAGCAGAGTTCCAGTCAGACCACCTGCGCCCGAGGACAGTCCGGAGAATAGCTTCGTGGCAATCCCGATTACCTGCCCGACGATCTCGAACAGCTGACGGAACGCTGAAATTGCAGTAGCGATGGTCTCACGGATCTGTGCTACACCCTCGGCGGACTGGGTCCACTTCAGGAATCCCTGGGCCGAAGCCCCAAGCTCAGTGGTCAGGCCGTGAATAACAGGAGCGCCGATGGCGCCGATGTTCACGATGCCCGCGATTACAGGAGCGAACGCATCACCCAGGTTACGAATGGTACCGGCCGTCTCGAATGAGATGGTCTGGAGGGCCTTCATAGCCTGGGGCGTCTTCAGAAGACTGGTCGTCTTAGAAGCGACACCGCCAAGCGCGTTTGCAATCTCTGTAAAACCGGTCTTAAGACCCGGTAGAATGGTCTTCAGATCGTTAACCGCTGGGCCCAGAGACTTCTCGAACGTGGCACTAACGGCCGACTTTAGGCTGTTGACCGTGGGCACCAGGCCCTCGAAAGCCTTCTTGATGCCATCAGCACCCAGCTTCAGCGTAGCGATAGCTAGGCCTGCCCCCACCAGTGCGGCAGGGATCAGAGCAGCGGATCCAGCGGCCGAAGCCAGGAGTGGCCCCAGGGTCGCCGCAGTAGACTGCACAACCGCGAAGGCCGCTCCCGTAGCAGCGAACTTGAGCATGCCCGAGGTCGCGGTCTGAAGACCGCTCCTCAGCTTAGAGAAAGCCTTCTGGAAATCCAGCTCAGCCTTCAGCTTAGCGACCGATACGCGAGCCTTGGTGGTGTCAAGGTCGAGATCTGCGTTCAGGTCCTTACCGTCTACCAGGGCCTTGAATCGATCAAACGAAGCGCGAGCCTTCGTGGTGTCTAGGTCAAGCGCGACCCGAACCTCGGCCTTAATAGCCTTGAGTCCCGCGTTCAGTTCCTTGCGGAACTCGGTTAGATCAGGCTTGATGCGTACAGACGCAACACCTACGATTGCCACGGGTTACCCTTCCTGCGCATTCAGGAACCCACGCGCGATAGCGTTAGCGTCCCGCTTGTCACCGCTGGACTTCGAGTCACCGCGCGGTCCTGGGATAGTCTTTGGAGACTTGATCTTCTTAGGGGACTGAACCTGTACCGTGGCGTACGTGTTGTACATCACCAGGTTTGCAATGCTGAGAAGCAAGTCCTCGGCCGGAGTCCAAGTGAACAAACCAGGCTTGCCCTCGCGGGCCGAGTGCAGAGCACTGCCCGGTGGGAGCCAGTTGATCAGGCTCAGAAGTTCATCCCAAGACCGGACCGAGACGGCCTCCTCCAGACGAAGTCCGTAGACCCTCTGGAAGTCGGCCGTCAACGGCCCCTCGAACTCGGTCAGTAGATCACTTAGCGCCTTCGCTTTTTGCGGCATCGTTCAACATTCCGGCGTACTCTTCGAATACGACCATGAGGAACGCGATCGACTCACCGGTCAGGTTCTTGCGAGCCTTGCGCTTGTCATCGGATACAGATACGAGGCAGTCAACGAACTGGGCACGAACCGAGTCAAGCTCGGTGTCCTCCTGCTCGTCCAGTTCGGTGAGCGCCTTCTGTGAGGCCTGGAACTTGGTGAACTCCTTCTCGTCCAGCGCGAGCAGGCTCTTCAGGTGTACAGCGTCCCCGTTTTCGAAATCGAGCACGTACCCGTCGAACTTCTCAGCAGCCTTCTTGCGGAGTTCAGCGATTGCAGTCATGTCATTTTCTCCTTGTACCATCATGGAAAACCCGGGGCTCGCTTCGGCCATGACTCCGTAACGAGCCCCGGGCGGCTAGTAGTTCTGGATCAGCTGAGAGGCATGAGCGTCGGCGAGATCCAGTCGTAACGCAGCGGCTTGCCCGTAGGACCAACCACCGTTGCCGAATCCAGGAACGCAGCGTGAAGCGGAATCACGATGGCGTCTTCGATGGAATCGGTCGTGATGTTGTCACGCCCGGTCCAGGACACGCGAGGCGCGTACAGGCCGACACGCTTGGTGCCGTCCTCCCAGACGACCAGAGCTGCGGTCTCCGTGGCTACACCATCCGATGCACCCTCAACTGCGAATACCCCCGTGGTGGATCCGCCCGTGGTGCCAACATAGAGGGCCATGACCTCGCGCGTGAACTGCGAAACGTCGACATCGAATCCGGTGTCCACAGGCTCGACTACCTGGCGAATAGCCTTCTTGGTGATGGAGCCCTTGGTGGTCACGTCTCCGCCATCGCGGGTGAACGCTACGTTGCCCTGGGCGGTCTCATCGCCGATGTGACCGAGGATGGTCCATGCGACACCCGGGCTGTCCAGGGATGCAGCAGCGGGGGCTGCGGTATCTACGGCAGCGGTATAAAGGACCGTCCGACTTACGAGAAAATACCCATTGTCATTCAGCATGGCTTATCTCCTTCAAGATATCGAATTGCCCCCTTGAGCAAATCTACGGAATCATCCGCCATGCCAAGCAGGACGTTGCACTTGTGGTGCAAAATCCCCCGAACGCAGTGTCCACAGGACTCCGGCCCAGGGCAGCAGGTGTGGTCGTGATCGACCACAATTTTCCCCACTAATTCCAGAGAGCAAACCGCGCACTTGTCCTCTTGCGCCTGCCGCATCCCGTCGAACATTTCTATCGTGAGCCCGTATTTAGCCAGTACATTGCTCCGTTTGTGCCTGGCGTACTTATCCGGATTTTTGGCTCTCCACTCACGTGATTTTATAACTACGCACGACTTACAAATAAAGGCAAGGTAGCCTTTACCTGTCTTTGAGAACTAATCAAGACGTTTAGTTTCTGAGCACTTGGAGCACATCCTAAGCTCAGTCACGCCCACTTCTCCTTCGTGGAAAGCACCAGCTCGTACTGGGCTACGGCTCGTCCGACGCCCGGAGGGAGTCCAGGTAGATCCTGCCTACTAGGACGAATGAGTGTGAGCACGCGGTGAAGACCCCCGGACGGGAACACAGCCCCGACCGAGTCCATGAGATCTGTCGAGATCTTCCGCCCGAGTCGAGTGGCTTCCAAGATTCCAACGTTGCTGTACACCACTACTTGAACGGTGGGCCGATCCGAGTACCGGATATGCGGAGTCTGCCCTGACGGCATCTCCTCAACCCAGACGTACGCGGCCGAAGCCAGGGCGCTCTTCGAGATGTTCGCGGCCTCTGACTCACCATCGGGATGGGCATCCCAGCCCTTGGCCTTCAGTGCGTCTACGGCCACCTGGACCGGGTCAATGAGGGTCACAGGATGGCCCCCTTCAAGATATCGAGCCCGCGCACGAACCCCTTCTTGGAGTGCCAGCCGTTCTCAACGGCCAGGGCTCCAGGGCCTTCTAGGTTCACGAAGTGGTCAACGGTACCCTTGTCCTGGGTAACCTTGTGACTTCCGGTCTTATGGTGGCGGGCAAGATTAGCGCGGGCCCTAGCCAAGATCAGGTAGGCTTCATCACCAAGGATCGATTCAACGTCATCCGAATGGGCGATGGTTCGTTCCAGGCCCTTGAAGAGCTTGATCTTTTCCATCAGTCCTCCCCGATGAGCCACCACGGGCCATCTTCCGGATGCATGTCCGGGAAATAGCCGGGCGGAAGCGTGTCAGGGTTTCCAGCTCCGAGCTGAAACGACGTGTACCAGGTCAGCCCAAGCTTGCGCCACTCAGAATCAAGAACGGTCACGTTCGCGCGGGAATACCCGGGCTGGGTCTGCCAATCCTCAGTTCCTGGGTACGCTGCCTGAACCGCGTCGGTGATCCTAGCTGCGCGGAGCGCAACCGAGATCTCTACAGACTTCAGATTCTGAGCGTAAACAGCATCGGTTCCGGCCTTGGTCACAGCGTCGGGAAGCTTTCCCAGGATCGCAGACTCAGCATCCGCGAGGTACGCAGTTACCTGGCTGTTCTCCAGCGTATTCAGCGCACGGCCCAAGCGGACCGCGACATCAGCAGCAGTCGCTAGACTCATGCGAGATTCCTCATTTCGTCTACGAAACGGGCAAGTTCCCGCTTGGTCTGAGCTTCAAGTTCTAGGCCTCGGAGCCGCGCCATATCGGAGCGCTCCTGGTAATGGGTTCGGTCCTCCAAGAGAAGCCGCACCGTGCGTTCGTAATCGTCGATGTTGGCTCGCGGAATGAAGATCCCGGCATGCCCGAGACACTCGCCCAGCCCTGGAGTCGGATTCGCGATCACAGGAATCCCGTTCACCTGCGCCTCAGCGGCGACCATGCCGTAAGATTCGTAGCCCGAAGGCATAAGCGCAATCCGGGTCTTTCGCCACACGTCGCGCATGTCCTGAGTTACGGGCATGTACTCAACGTTAGGGATTCGGGGCTTCTCCTGAGTTCCGTGCGTGCCCTCGACGCCCAAGAATCGAACATCGGGCATACGTAGGGCAAGCTCCTGGAATACGCGTACACCCTTGTTCTCTTGGAGATTGACCAGGGTAACCGCAGATCCGGTCTCATCGACCGTGTGCCGTTCGAATTCCAGTGGCGGATGTACGACCACCTTTCCCGGAGTCAAGCCATCCCAGCCAGCGGCACCAGGACGAAGGATACGACCGGCCACCCAGTTGGTATTGAAAATCTCAAGCTCAGCATTCAAGGCCTCAATGTCCGCGATGTCGTACCGTTCGTTGTGGTAGACAGCGACAATCCGAGCCTCTGGATAATCCTGAGAAAGGGCTTGCACTACGCGGGCACCGGGCCCGTGGTGCGTGACGATGATGTCCGGTGCAAACGGGGGATCGTACCCCATGTACACAGGAAGTCCCTGGTATTCGTACTGAGGTACGTGACGATCCTCTCCGAACCCCAGGGAAAGAACAGCGACTTCAAATTCGTCCTTGGGCAAAGCGTCCAGCATGTGCTGTAGCATTCGCTCAGACCCAGCAGCCAGAACAGGCATCCAGCCGTGCACCACCGCCAGAACCCGGACCTTGCGATCTAGGTTCTGGCGGGGTACATCATGCTTGGTTCGAAGTTGCACAGGCTGCGCGCCCTGGGCGATCATTCGCATCATGACCTCTGTGGGGCCACTCATGAGAGTACCGCCCGAGCCGCGAACCTGCATTTCAACTCCTAGGTTGGATCAGCTGTTAGGAACAGCGTCCGTGAACTTCACGAAGTCCTCGGGGTCCGCTACGAGAACGCCTACGCGAGCCTCGATACGGACGAACACCAGGTTGTCCTGGAAAGCGGAAACCGTGGTACCGGCGCGAACCACCGTAGCGCGGTTGTCGTAGTCGACACGAATGTCACCGATCAGGCCGAAGAATACTCGGCTCCAGTCGCCAGCCCATCCAACCGTGGTTCCCTGCTTGACCTGGGTCAGCAGAGCGGACGGACGGCCCAGGAGACGGCCGTAACGCTGTACCGACTCGGTCTCGCCGACCATGGTGTCCGTGAACAGGGGGCGCCCGTTCAGATCTACAGCCTCGTTGAACAGAGGCTCAACCACAGCATCGAACGTGGAACCGGTCCAGGTGCGCGGGGATCCCGTGCTGGTGTCGTTAACCAGAAGCTTCAGGCCCTCGTTGAGGTCCTTCCAC